AACAACGAAAGACAAAACAATCAGTCCACAACAGATGAAAGCGTTGCACGCCACATTTCGCAGCAAGGGATTTGATGAAGAAGATCGTCATGATTTTATCAATCGGTTTACGGAAGGGCGTGTCAGCAGCACAAAGGAACTGACTTTTAATGAGGCAAGGCTGATGCTTGAGCGGCTGAATGAATCTGACAAGAAAAAGAAAGAACGGGAACAGATGGAAGCTAAGAATCTGTTGAAGGTGATTTTCTTTCTCTCTTTTGAAATCCCTTTCCTGAACAAAGGATTCAGTAACGATACGGAAGAGGAGTTTGAAATGAATAAGGCGAAACTCAACGTGTTTTCCCGTGATAAGAGTGCTTCACATAAGAACGTGACGGAAATGAGTTTGTCTGAGTTGAAAGCCTTCAAAAGGCAACTGGAAGCCATTGCGCATAACGAAAATAATAAATATAAAAACAAGAAATCATGAGAAAGAGTCAGGAAATAAATAAGGCGATTGCCATTCTGCGTAAAAAGGGGGATAAGACTAGTCTGAATCAAGCGGAAGTCTTGAGTGGACGTCATTCGGAAGTATGGGTGTTTGAGCACTATGTTCAGAACGTATCGGATGAATGTCGGGACGAAGCGACTTATTGTGCGGCTCGCGATGCTGCGTTATTCCTAAGTGGGAAACTTGAGTTGGCAGAACTGATACCTGATGCGGAGCAGTATCCGATAGCAGAAAAAGAACTGAAAGATTCATCGGGCAAGGATAGGATGAAGAGGTTAGAGGAACGTGTTGCTGAACTGGAGCATGTGATTGCTCTTTTATCGGAGAAAATAAATTTGACGGTAAGGGATGAGGATTTGGGGTATATGACTTCTAAAGAGGTAGTCGATTATATCGGTTGCCCGGTATCTTTGATGAGAAACTGGAGAAAAAAAGGTGTCCTTCCTTATTATCATAGGGGGAGCAGAATCTTTTATCATAAAAAGGATATCGATAATAGTACCACTATAAAAAAATATATGAAGACTCATGGCACGCTTGCAAAAGGAATCCGTTGAATCCATGTCCCTTCGTATGCAGGAAATCACCCATTTGCAGGAACGGATCACCCGTGACGAATCCCGTATGGATGAAATCATCAACATCCTGATGGAACGTGACACTTCGGAGAAATCGAAGGAAACGGATGATTTGATTTTAGAATTGAACAGTACGGGAATACGCATTGAACGGGATAAGGTCAGCCTTGCGAAGTTGAAAGCCCCTTCGGAACTGACGGACGAAGACCGTAAATACCTTCCAGGACCGGGAAGTTCAGAGAAATTCAATATCAAGTATTAATCATAGTATGAACCATTAAAAGAAAAGAATTATGGCAAAGACAAGAGTAAAGAAAGTCGTTATTTCCGGCATTACATCGGAACAGGCGGAAATCGCCTTCAGTGAGTTTGCAACGGCTGACGCCAAAGTGCAGAATATCCAAAGCAAAATGGATATGGAAATCACCCGCATCCGTGACAAATATGCGGATGCACTAGCAGAACAGCAGGACATTAAAGAGAAGAACTTTGAAATCATGCAGACATTTGCTACCGAACATCGTGAAGAATTGTTTTCCAGGCGCAAAAGTTATGAAAGTGCTCATGGCACGTTCGGTTTCCGTACAGGCACGCCCAAGCTTAAAAACATCAAGGGTTTTACCTGGGCGTCCGTCACTAACCTGGTGAAGGAATTTCTTCCTGGGTACATCCGTGTAAGCGAAGAACTGGCGAAGGACCGCCTTCTTGCCGATCGTGATAAGGAGGATGTGGCTGAACAATTATCAAAGTGTGGGATGACAATAGTACAAGATGAAACCTTCTATGTGGAACCCAAGAAAGAAAACGAACAATCGTCCTGAGTACTCGTACGATCCTATCGGTAGCCGTTGGGCGGTTTACCGATGGGAAAAGTCCGGGAATATTAGTACTGGAAACAAAGTGGCGGAATTTTCTACCCGCGAAGAAGCCCGGAAAGAATGTTTTCGACTGAACGGCTGGAAATATCAAGCCCCTAAATCATGAAGAAATTCATCTATAAGAGCAATCTCCGGCGTGAACGGATGCCGGAGTGGCTCAAAGACATCACGGATTACACACTGAAAGAATTTAATAGTTTTTTTCCTTTCGGTTCAAAATTTGACTTTGAGATGTTGGAATGGGGTATAAAGGAAGACTTAAAGCTGCTCGGAAAAGAGAATGTAACTGTGGAACTGGTGACGGATGAAGAAGAGATGGTCATCTTTGTCAAGCGTTCCGGACGTACACTGATCTCAATCTATTTTAAATAACATTTTATCAACAATTAAACAACTTACAATTATGGCAATGCACACATGGTTTGAATGCCGTATCCGTTACGAAAAGGTGATGGATAACGGAATGCAGAAAAAAGTAACTGAACCCTATCTGGTTGACGCGCTTAGCTTTACGGAAGCGGAAGCACGTATTATCGAAGAGATGACACCCTTCATATCGGGAGAATTCACCGTATCGGATATTAAACGTGCTAACTACAGCGAACTGTTCCCTAGTAATGATGAACAGGATGACCGCTGGTTCAAGTGCAAACTGGTCTTCATCACTCTTGATGAAAAGAGCGGGGCAGAGAAATGTACTTCCACTTATGTGCTGGTTCAGGCTTCCGACCTCGACCGTGCGAAAAAGAACCTGGACGAAGCGATGAAGGGAACGATGGCGGATTATCAGGTTCCATCGGTGACGGAGACGGCTATTATGGATGTTTATCCATATACGGCATCAGATAACGAACCGGAATTCAGGGAATGATTATAGCTGTAGACTTTGACGGAACCATTAGCCGGGGTAAATACCCGGCTATTGACGGAGAACAACCGTATGCGGGTGAATCGCTGAGAAAGCTCTATTCGCAAGGTCATAAGATTATCATATGGACTTGCCGTACCGGAGACAGACTTTTGGAAGCTATCAACTGGCTTCTTGAACATCAGATTCCATTCAGTCGTATCAACGACCACGATCCGGATAATTTGACCAAATACGGTGGTGAAGGTGGAAAGAAAATATACGCGCACGTCTATATTGACGATAAGAATATCGGCGGCTTCCCTGGGTGGCCTGCATGTCTGGCGGAGATTGAGCGTATGGAAGCTGAATACGAAGATTCTTTGAAACAACAAACCTTAAAAATGAATAGCCAAAGCAGTACTAGCAGTATCACATCCGGTCCTTGAGGCAAAGCCAAGAAAGGACTATATAAATCACTTCCGACAGTCAAAGCCCCTGGAAGGAATTTTCTTTGCAGACTTTATCGGCGAAAAGAAATCCCGGCGCAAGTCGGCACACTATTCCGCTTGTTATGATGCCATTATCAAGCATCTGAACGAGTTTTCCCGGCTTTATGATTGTGACATTTTTACGAATTCCGTCACAGAAGAGTTCCTTGACGATTTTATCATTTACCTCGAGAATTGCGGTTTGCGGCACAATACGATTGTCGGTTACATTCTAAAAATGCAATCAATGATCAGAAAAGCTTCGCAATACAATTATGCGGTAGATGCGACTTATGATGCGATAGACATGCGTACGGAGCCAACATTTGCAGTCTTCCTGTCCATGAACGAAATCACCCGGATTTATTATTATAAGTTCGAGAACCAGGACAAGAGAAAGGCGAAAGAACGTATCCGCGACCTGTTTGTCGTTGGTTGCCTGACTGCGCTAAGATATTCCGACTACTCTACACTGACGGCGGACAACCTGCAAAATGGATACATTGTAAAACGTACCAAGAAAACGAATGTTGATGTGAAGGTTCCGGCTCATGACTATGTGAAGGAAATCTTTGCGAAATACAATGGTCAGATACTGTCAGGGCTTTGTATCCAATATTTCAATAAGTACTTGAAGTTGATTATGCGGGAAATCGGTCTGAATGATAAAATCACTTTTTCCTATACAGAAGGCGGAGAACTTAAAACTGTCACTCGTGAAAAATGGGAACTGATAAGTAGTCATACAGCCAGAAGGAGTGCAGCCACCAACATGTATTTGACGGGACGCATGAAAACTCTGGAAATCATGAAACTAACCGGGCACCGTTCGGAACAAAACTTCTTCCGCTACATTCGTTTGACGAATGATGATACGGCAAGAAGTATTTTAGGGGATATGTTTTTTAGAAAATAACAATTGAACGTTTGCCTGGCGGCAGGCAAACGTTCTCAATAAAACAGTAATGAACATCGGATTAATCGACGTTGACGGTCATAACTTTCCAAACTTCGCTCTTATGCGTGTCTCTGCATATCACAAGGCGAAAGGCGATCAAGTAGAATGGGCTACTCCTTTCAACAGATATGATAAAGTTCTAGCGAGCAAAGTGTTTACTTTCACTCCAGATTTCAACTATCTGACATTACAGGCTGATGTAACCGAAAAAGGTGGTACCGGGTATAATATTGCAAGCAGACTTCCTGAATCAGTGGAGAACAGTTCATTGATGGACTACTCCATTTATCCCCAATATCCTTTTTCCATACAGTTTTTTAGCAGGGGATGTATTCGGAAATGCCCGTTCTGCCTCGTACGTGAGAAAGAGGGATATATTCAGACTGTTGAGCCGGTGGAGTTGAACCCGAAAGGAAAGTGGATTGAAGTGTTAGATAACAACTTTTTTGCGAACCCGGAATGGAAAAATGCCGTAAGATATCTTTTGAAAACTGGACAACCTATAAAGTTACATGGCGTAGATGTTCGCATAATGGACGAAGAACAGGCTTTTTATCTGAATAAGTTGAAGATGAAACAAAATATTCACATTGCTTGGGACTTACCCCAGATAGATTTGACTGATCGACTGAAAGAAATGATCAAGTATGTGAAACCTTATAAGATTACTTGCTATGTTTTGGTCGGTTTCAATTCTACCATTGAGCAGGATTTGTTTCGACTTAACACATTGAGGAGTTTAGGTATTACTCCGTTTGTTCAACCCTACCGGGATTTCACGAATAAAAGAAAGCTTAAACAATATGAGTTGGACCTTGCAAGGTGGGCAAATAAAATGTGGCTGTTTAAGTCATTTGACTTTGTAGACTTTTCGCCTCGTAAGGGATTTAGATGCGATTATTATTTAAAACAATTAGCGTAAAACAGAATAGATATGAGTGAAATAAAATGGAAGCCTCGTTATTATGCTGATATGGATGATAGCAAGGAAGATTCAGACTATTTAAGAGAGCAATGTTGTTGCGTTTCGTGCGGAGCTTATATTGGAGATTTGCCCGGGTATTATTATTTGGAAGAAGAGTATTGCCCAAATTGCAGAAAAGAAAGTGATGGCTTTATTCAATCAGTAAGCGATGAACTTAAATGTATAAATGAAGAGCAACATTTTTCGGAGTTCGGAGAACCGATTGAAGAATGGTTGGAGGAATGTAAAGAGTTAGGAATTTAACGTAATACAAGATAATAACGATTCTACTTATTGTGCCCCGGAGCATAATATCTCGCAGACTTACTGCCTGTCACTTTCTTTATTTGTCCTGGAGGAATTGTTTTATCCTTATGTGGGTGAACCCTCACCGACATACATGAAGTAATGTTAAGGCATAATGATATGCAGAATAACGTAAGTAGTAATTTGGTTCTCATATAATCTATTTTTTAATTAAACAAGTAGCAACAAAAAAAGTTTGGAACAATGAAAGCAATAACAATAAAACAACCGTGGGCCTCTTTGATAGTCCACGGTATCAAGGATATTGAGAACCGGAGTTGGCGAACAAATTTCCGTGGACGTGTCCTTATTCATG